AGAACTTACTGGCGGACGTGGATACGACATCGCAAAAGAAGTATCAGCAATCAAATCAAAATACCCAAGATCATACGCTTCTGAGGTTGAAAAAGCAAAACCAGAAGACGAACCAGCAGCAGCTGAAAATGGTCCGGGTACCTATAAAGTCACACAGTTAGCATCAGGACGCTCAGCTCGTATTCCGGGTAACAGCCTAGAAGATGTACAGAACAAAGTGTTAACCAAATATCCAGATTCCAGTCTAGAAGATTATACTTTTGAACTAGAACCAGAACAACAAGAAAATATTCTTTAAGAACACCCTACCTTAGGAACGTTAGCGTTACTTCAGGGTTGCCCGGCTGCTGGGCAGAGCGTTATGGGAGTCGTGCCCCGGAATGGCGTTTTGAAGTGAGCACTAAATACTTCTATGAATATATTAATAGCAACGTTGGTGATGACGCACATCACAATAGTGTGCGTTACACTATACCTACATAGAGGACAGGCCCATAAGGGCATCGTCTTTAATCCACTACTAGAACATTTTATGCGAGCCTGGCTTTGGTTAACCACAGGAATGGTTACTAAACAATGGGTAGCAATACACCGCAGACATCATCGTTCAAGCGACCTTCCAGGAGATCCACATAGCCCACACGTATTTGGCATATGGCGTGTACTGCTTAAAGGTGCTGGACTTTACCACGCTGCTAGTAAAGATACAGCTATGATCAAGCAGTACGGAGTAGGAACTCCAGATGATTGGATGGAACGTAACATATACACCGCACACAGTCGCCTAGGCATTCTTTTAATGCTGATCGTAGATCTATTGTTCTTTGGGCCGTGGGGACTGTTAGTGTGGGGTATACAGATGATATGGATTCCATTCTGGGCCGCAGGTGTTATTAATGGAATAGGACATTGGTATGGATATAAAAACGGAACTAGCAATGATCACAGCCGCAATATTATTCCTTGGGGTATTGTTGTGGGTGGTGAGGAGCTTCACAATAACCATCATCTCAATCCTGCAAGTGTTAAGTTAAGCCGACGTTGGTTTGAATTTGATATAGGTTGGATGTGGTTGAGTCTATTTAGGCTGTTGCATCTAGCTAAACTGCGCTCATAATAAAAGGCCCCAAAGGGCCTTTTATCTTTTCTTCTATAATATACTTAATAAACTGCTATGCAGTATAATATTATTTCTTCACGCCTGCGTTAACAAACGCATACATTTTTTCCGCTGTTTCTAGAACTTTGTCAAGTCCTGGAAATTCTGGCATACCAACTGTGGTTACCAACTTGCCTGTCTTTTCGTCACGGGCAGTTGACATTTCCCAACCTTGAAACTTGGAATGAAATTCCTCAGTAACTAGGCCTTTTGCCATATCTAGGATATCTGTACGAATCTCGTAGCCGTTCTTATTAAATTTAACTTCTGGAAGTTTTGGGGTAAAATCTGACATATTAATCTCCTGTGTGTAATGTCTGTATTAGCATAGGTACTTCTTTTTCCCTATGTGTTATTATATATGCTCTGTGATAGAAAAGCAACTTATTTCCGGAACTTATTCACTCGTTCTTTAATAAGTTTAACCACTACGTCACTGAGCACAACCTCATAGTGGTTACAATCTACTTCTACTAATTCCATATCTTCGTGATGCTTTTGACTGTCCACTGTGACTACCCCATCATTATGTGCCATCATAAAAGGACTTTGTCCTTTTACAGTAACAATGTTAGTCCAAGGATGCTGTATTTTAATTTTATCAGCTTGTTTCATTGCCCAACTGCTGGGACCAATATCACGCATCAATCTGCTAAATGGCAAAAAGAACTTGGCATAGTCTGCTACTTCTGCTCCACCGTATGGCGTACTTAGAGTAACAGCGCCTAGTACCTGTTTGGGTATAGCATTGGCAATGTGTAATGCGTATATACCTCCTAGACTGTGTGCCACGAATACAATATTGTCAACATCAGCTAATTGAGTCTGTATTTCCGTTAGATTGTTTTCGAATCCATTACGACTGTCATAGTTGATATCTATGCCCTTGACTAGTTTACTTCGGATATAGTTGAAGCTGTCACTGGTTGCACTAGCACCGTGTATATAAACTAAGTTCATAGCTTATTCCCAAGCAGATGGGGGTGGTATTTCGCAAGGTCCTTCAGCTGGTTCAGTGCCGTAGTCAGCTGGCATAATAACTTCTAGGTATTCCATATCTGGACTGTAGTCGTATAGGTAATGTACAATGCCAGGACGTTGCTGTACGCAATCGCCTGCTTCAACTAGATGGATTTTGTCTTCATACATAAACTTAGCCCAACCCTTTAACATATAAACGATTTGGAACTCAGCTACGTGAATATGCCAACCTGTACCGCCTGAACCTTCTGGGGGTAAGTTGGCTTTGGTAATGTGTGCTAGGACACGACCGTTGGTAGCATCTGCTACTCCTAGGTCTTTGTATAGGAAAAAGTCACGGAGACCTCCACCTTTAAATTCTACTTCTGAACCTTTAACGTGCGAAAACTTTGTAGTCATAATACCATCTCTGTGTATGTATATATCTCTTGCAGTGCAAGAATTACTGTGCTATGACTAGGTATGTAACCATTAGGGTAATTAAGCCTAGTGCAATCAGTTCATTGTTGGGCCAATCACTCATTTATAGATTGCCTTTGCACCTGCAATATCGCCTAGACGTGCTAGACTGGCAGCAGCACGGGCTTGGCCCATTGCTTCAAAAAATGACCAGATTGAGTTGACGATTGTTTTCATAGGTATTGTTCCTTTTGATAGTTAAACTGACGGATATAGTTTTCTAATTGAGCGGCATCGGTAATGCCTTTGTCTGCTAGATAAGCATCTAGACTTCCTTGATAGCTGCTACCTGGGAACATTTCACTTAATCGTTCCATAATAGACTGCATCTTGTTTGATAGGTATTTCATTGTCTTTCCTCTATGTGTGTGTAGTAACTTGTTGTTTCTACTCAGTATTTACCATTAGTATGATTACAACTTGATTAAATAGAGCAAACCGTGTATAATATCAAATGATGTAACGAGGGTAAATAGTACATCAGGAAAGGCTTATGAAGATAAAAACAAGATCGATACTGCAGGAATTGAACGAAATAGCAGAAGTCCGTAACAAGGACTCCTTGTACGAAAGCAGAGCCACCAATATTATTAACAGTGCTATCAATCTATTGGAAAGCATACACAAACACTATGACGCTGAAATGGCTGATGAGCTAGAGCGTCGATTTATCAACGCAATTAAAGGGTCCGATCCTGCTAAATTTACCCGTGGTATCCGAAAGGTTACTGAAGCTAGACGATTACAGAAAAAGTTGGATGAGAGCAAAGAATGACTAAAGCATTATTAGAAGGTGGTAACGTATTCAAAGGCGCAGACAAGCAGCCTCTAACACAGCGTATCGCTACAGGCGACGTTGAAGAAACCATTGCCTATATTGAAAAGATTACAGGACTAGACTTTACTAAAGAGAAAGATCTAGACGACAAGAAACCAGTTAAATGGCTAGGAACAACAGGCCGCAAGTCACACGAAGATGGTACCTTTGAGCGCAACAGCTCAGGTGACCTAGACCTAAGCGTAGATGCTAAAGAAGTAGATAAGAAGTCATTTGCTGACAAGTTGATCGCACACTTTGGCAAAGAGAATGTTAAACTAAGCGGCGACAATGTACATTGGAAAACTCCTATCAAAGGTGATCCAGCTAACGGCTTTGTACAAGCTGACTTTATGTTCTCAGCCAATCCCAAGTTCCAGCAGGGTTCAATGATCGGCGGCAGTGATGCTTACCGTGGTGAACATCGTCATATTGTATTAAGCTCAATTGCTCGTGCCCGTGGGATGAAGTATAGTCCTAAACACGGACTGCTAAATCCACAAACAGATGAGCTAATGCCTAATGGTAATGATTGGAATCAGATCGCTAAAGAACTGCTAGGACAGACAGCCACAACCAAAGACATCCGTTCAGTTGAGAACATCCTGAACTATATTAAAAAATTACCCAACTACGAAGAACTAGTTGCTGCCGCACGTGAAACACTGGGCCGTCAGGGTATCGAACTTCCTAAAGCCAATCAAGTAGAAAGCTACCATCCAGGAACAATTGGTTGGATGCGCCAACTAATCGACATTGTAAAATGAGAGCATTTGAATTTTTAATTGAAGCGGAAGCTCCTAAGAAAGTAGGCCGTGAGTTTAATCACTTAGAGGATCTAGTGTTTACAGAACCTAGTGGTGCTAAACGTGCTGTACAGATACTAAAGAGTATGGCACAAGATGCCAAAGACGTTTCAGTTAAGTGGGACGGCAATCCCACAGTCTACTGGGGACGTGATGATGACGGCACATTCCGTATGGTTGGCAAGAACAACTGGGGACGTGAAGAAGGCAAAAGCTCAAGTCCAGAAGACCTAAAACAATTTATTATGAGCCGCGGTAAAGGCGAAGACTGGCGTGAAAAGTTTGCCAGTGATATGGCCAGCCTATGGCCTACATTTGAAGCAGCAACTCCTAAAGACTTCCGCGGTTATATCTACGGAGATATACTTTATCATCCAGGAAAGCCCTATCAAGGTGGGGATGGTAAGATCAGCTTTACTCCTAACCAAACAACCTACTCAGTTAAAGGCACCAGTGAAATAGGCCGCAGGATTGGTAAGTCACAGGCCGCAGTGGCCGCCCACAAACATTTTGATTTCTTTGGTGACAAGACCGGAGATGACATTTCAGATGTTGAGATGTTCAATCACAGTCCAGCCCTGGTGGTATTTGGGCAGACCTATGTCAATCATCAGCCTGCTGTGGATGCTGACAATCTAGGTGCTATTGAAAAAGCAGCTAATAACTTCTCAGGTGCTATTGACAAACTACTAGCACCTACAGCAGGACTAAGTGATCTACAGACAATTATCTATACCTTTGTTAACAATCAAAGCAAGGCCAAAGCACTAGATAGTATTGATTCTAAAGCGTTCTTTACGTGGCTACAGGGCAGCAAAGTAAGTGCTCCTAAACAACAGAAGATTTCACAACTATCACAACAACACCCGGGAGCATTAGAAAACCTGTTTTATCTAGTACGTGAGCTAATGAAAGCCAAAGATGAAATCATACGTGAACTAGACAGTGCAGAAGGTGATATCACTGCACATACTGGCGGCAAACCAGGCGGTGAGGGCTATATGCACGGTGCCCACGGAGTTAAGCTGGTTCCACGTGATCGCTGGACCCCATTTAGAGCCGATTAAGGGTCTAAGACCACGATTTTTTCCAAACCGACTAAATAATATGCCGGTCCCGGAGCGGGATCATATTTAAGGAGAAATCAAAATGGCAAATATTACAAGTTTAGCAGTAGGTTCTACTACAGTTGGTGCAAATTTTGGCACATACAATATTGACGGCGGCCTAGGTGGTCGTTCAGTTATTGTTAAGATCGCTAAAACAGACATTACAAACACAGAATTGAATACAATCGTTGCAGCAATGACAACTGGTCGTCATTCAACAGCTACAAGCGATGACGCTTGCACAATCGTTGGAGTTGGTACAGCAGATGGTTCAGCTTTCGTTAGCGGTACTACAGACAACGTATTTCTACAAGTTCAGACAACTGGTACATTAACAGCACAATCTTCCGCAGCTTATGGCGTAACTGGTGCAGTTACAACTATCCAGTGCATCTTTACACCAAAACTATAATTAGTTAATTCTCAGGGATGGGAAGCAAATTAGGACCTTCGGGTCCTTTTTTGTTGACTGATGTTTCTAGGAGTAAATAGTAGCACATTATGGCACGATACACTCTCATCACTCTAGTTGACATCACTCGTAACAACATCACACGTTCCGAAACAGATCAACTCAAAGTCAAGCAACAGGCTAACTTCAACAGCCTTATACAGGCTATTGGACTTAGAGCCAATATCACTTGGTCAGCTGATCCCAAATACGTCAATGGTTCATTACCGTTTGGGCTTGGCGGCAAGGCAGCACATTGGGAATGGCAGTTTGACACTGAACGTGAAGATGTGTTTAGACGAGATGATGATGCAGTCGCCCTGTTAGTGGAAGACCTAAATGGCGTTCCTGTAATAGATGGACTAAATAATTCAGTAGACTTAAATCCTTCAGCCTTTGTTAGTATCGGCGCCAAACCAAACATTTGGGTATTCGAGGATAAATAGTATTATAGGCAAATAACATCAAGGCATTTTTCTAACTTAGGCACATAGTCCGGAG